AATTTGTTCTTTGTTATTGTGTAATCTAAATCATTCATTGTTTTAAATCTTCTGAGTATAAAAATAAATCACCCATTTTTTTATCTAATGTTTTTATTGTTCTATATATATCTATGCTTTTTCTTTTTACTTCTTCTTTCTCTGCTTTAGTAGAATCAGTTCCAAGATGTGCATACAAACTGCAATCTATTTCTAATAGTGTATCTATCTTTTTTTTATTACTCCAAGTTTTATAATTCATAAACTCTTGTATGTTTTTATATGTGTATCTCATTTTTTTTGTTTTAATACGTTATTACCACCAATTGTAAATCCTAATCCACTGTTATAATCAAACCTAAGTGGCTCTGCAAGGTTGGTAGGTTTACCCCCAGTTTCTTTGTCTTTTATTTTATAAACGTAAACCTCTGTTTGCATCCATAAATCTTTATGAGCTACTAACCTATGTAAACAAAGGAAGTTGTCAACTCTGTTTGGAAACACTTGTCCACCTTCACAGTCAGCTTTACGTGGTGCTTGTATATGCCCGTGTAGTGGGTGGTCAGGCGGATATACTCTTCTCGCTGCTTCTGTTTGTGGGTGTATAGAAATATAAATTGTTTTTTTAGTTCTATTACAAAACTCTCTAACATCATTACATATTTGATAATTCCTATCAAACTGACCAACCTTCCTATTATGATTTAAGCCAGTAAAAGGGTCTATAAAACCGCCATCACAATTAGTTTCTTCAAATATTTTTAATAGTTCTTTATGGTTGTAAAGTTTTCTATTATCAATAAAATAAAAGTATTTATTTATAATATTATGATAATTTTCAATTTCACTTCTTTTAAGTTCTTTAATGTTTTCACCAACCCAAAATTGTATGATATCTCTTTTTAATTGTCCAACTTTATTTTCACCAGACCAAATGCACCATTTCTTTTTATACTTTTTAGTGAGGGCAGTTAAATACCACAACAACCAGTTTGTCTTGCCAACATTGTCCAACCCTAAAAACATATTAAACTCTCCTTGTTTGTAAACGTAATAGTCATCTAATAAACAACCAATACCTAATCCTTTTTTTATTTTACCGTCTCTGTAATCAAATAAATACTTTAATGAATCTTGGTTATTACTTAGCATTTTTTAAAACTTTTAAGACCTCAGGTTGTAATTTTAAAACATTATCATCTTGGTATTTATTATACCCTTTACCTTTCTCTTTTACTTTACCTTTCTCTTTTACTTTACCTTTACCTTTCTCTTGTAGTTTAGGGGGTTCGTTACCCCCTTGCTTAGGGTGTTGATATAGGGTGTTACCTGTCTTTGTTTCATAACCTTTTACTTGACTATCAATACTATTGGTTTGACTTATGTATGCAAAATTTGCCATACCTTTTAAATTAGTAGGTTTTACACCTAAGAACTGCCTATTAAGTAACGCTTCAATAAATTGTAGTTTGTCTTTATCTTTTTCTAATTCGTTATAAACATCGTAATAACTTCTAAAAAATTTAAAACATTTTCTTTTTGTTAGTTTCATAATATAATTTGATTATAGTTTAATAGTTTGTTTGTTTCTAAAACGTAACTATCTACTGTTAAATAGTTTACATTTTTTTTAAATATAAAATTATTTTTATTAAATAACATTTGATTTGTGGCAAAACCCTGAAAAATAAATTTTCCTTTATTATCCATATAAAATTTTGCAAATAAATCTATGTTTGATTTTGAATAGCTTGGTGTCATTAAATACTTTTGATTTTGGCTTGTTTTAACATCTACTGTAAAACCTTTTAGTATTGCATCACCATTATCTGTTTCTTTAATTTTAGATGTATTATTAATTGTGAAATCTGGAAATAAATTAAATCCTTTACAAAATAAAAATTCACCAGCAAAACCAAGTTTATTATTTCTAATGCCTTTTTTTTTGTTTGCCTGACCTTTACCATCTAAATTAGATTTTTCTTTATTTAATTGCCTTTGTTCAGCAATTAGATTTATAATATCTTTTTCAATATTAGATAAAATAAAACAATCATTAATAATCATAATACGCCTTATTTTTAGATTTGTATTTATAATATGCTTTTATCTCTTTTAAATTTAAAGATTCCCAAGTATATAATCTATCCATAATATAAAAGGGAGCTTTATTAGCCCCCTTGTTTTTATTATTGCCTATCTTGTAATTGTATTTTTTTTTAGATAAATAATATTTTTTTATATTATATCTTTTTTCTATTTCTCTTACAGTCATACCTTCATTTATTAAATCTTGTATAACTTGTAAATTTAAATCCAATCTGTGATAAGTTTTTAATTGCTTCATAAAACTTAAAAGGGTAAATCAGATTTAACAGTTTCTGTTTCTTCTGCCTTTTTTTCTTCTGGCTTATATGTATCAACACTTAAAGAAACATCCTTATCGTATTGGTCTGGCTGGTCTTTAAGATTTACATTTAATTTTAAATATGTTTTACCTTCATATTCAAAAAAGTGTTCTTTGGCTTTATCTAAATGAACTGTAACTTTTAACCAGTCAGCACCCATTTTTTTACCGCCTCCACAATATATTGTTTTTTGTTTTTCCATTATTTATTTATTTATAGTTTAAAATTTGTAGGTTATTCCTACAGCCACAAAGAACCCCCCCGTAGCTATTGCAAATGTATTAGGGTTATTATTAAACTTTTGCTTGTGCCATAACATATTAGTTGTTCCAGCAGTCATCAAACTCAATCCACCTATTATTGCAAGTTTTTTCATAATTTAATTGTTTTTAAATATTCTCTGCAAGCTGTAACTCTATCAATAATATTTTTAATTACTTCTTCATCATAACTTATATCAAATATTTTTATTCTGTATTTATTTTCTAAATTATTATATGTATAATCCTTTTTAAATTCTTCATAAATAGATATATCATTTGAATAATAAGGAGATCTAAAAAATTCTTTTTTAATTAAATCTTCTGGTGTATCCATTAATGTATATATTAATTTAGCTTTCTTTAATCCAGATAAATGCATATAACCTTGAGCTTGATAGTAATACCCTTTAGTTGGTATCTCTGTTTCTAATAAAGGAAACGTAAAGCAATTCCAACTGTTTTTAACTTCTAATATTTCATCTTTAGTTATAACATCTGGAGTGCCAGTCATAAAATCATTTTCAAAAGATTTGTAGTTTTTTCTTAGTTTTTTATATTCTAATTGTTTACCTATAAATTCAATTGATTCATCTTCTACGCTGTTTCCTTTAAACATATACTTGCTTGAAACTTCTTCTTTACGACCATAAATTTGTTCGGTGTACCATTTCTTACAATATGTTTCAGCTCCGACAGAAACTAATCTATCTTTTTTAGGTTTAGTCATAATGCTATTAATAGCAGAACATCTTATTTTGAAATCTACCATTATCTTAAATATTCAATTACCATTCCTATAACTAATCCTAATAATACTGACACTAAACATAATGTCAATACTTCTATTGAGTTTGTTTCTATCATTGTTTTTTAAAGTTATCAGATTCAGAATTTGAATATATGCCATATTCGTAAGCATTAATTAATTTTAAAACCAAACGATCTTTAAGCCGCTTCTCAGCCATTGCAAATGGGTAAGGAGCTTTGCAGTTATTTGGCGATGCTTCACCAGTTGACCAGATGATTTTATTACCTCTTTTTGCATCTCCTACTATTGCAACATCTTTGTTACTATCTCTGTATATTGTAGGTGCGCCAAATTGAATGTTTTCTTTTGCTGCTATCTTTTCACAAGCATCGTGCGTTATTATCCAAATACTTTTATTGCCTCTTTTTAATTCCCAAAAGTCATCTTTTGATAAATCATATTTTTGTGCTAATTCTTTAATTTTCATAGTTTCTAATTTTTGTAAATATAGTTTTTAATTGTTTCATTCTTTGTTCATTATATTGTACTGCAATTGTTTTTAATTGTTTTCTAATGTTTTCTAATTGCGCAATAAATTTATCAAATCTATGTTGATGAATTTCTAAATCATTATTTGATAATTTAAAACCGCTAACAACTCTTTTATTCCAGTTTGCCCTTATTACTAAGTTGCGTAATCTGTCTTGTAAATACCTGTTAGTTTCGTATGCCCACCAATGATTAATGTTTTCATTATAATGGTGTTCATTATGCGGATGTGGGTAATGTATCATTTTTTATTATATTCTTTTATTAAATTTATTAATACTTGAGAATAAGATTTAAAGCCATTCTCTTTACATTTTGCTTGAAATTTATGTAGCTCTTCTAATTCTTCAGCTGGCACATAAAAAGTTTTATTTGTATAACTCATATTTTATTTTATTAAGTTTAAATTTAATTCTCTGGCTACATAATTAATATGTTTTTGCGTAGTCATTGACCAGTAACCAAGTTGGTGCAATTCATTATTTTTTATAGTTGCAACGTGGGTAACATAACTAATGACTTTGTTTCCTTCTAACCTTAAGTTTTGTTTGTATTTATTTAATTTCATAATTTATTTTTTTGTTAATTTAATAATTTCTTTTTTAATTCTTTCATCTTTCTTTTTGTGTTCTTCTATGCAATAAGCTAACATATTCGGTAAGTCATTATATAATGTTTCTAAATTCCAGACAATTGTTCCTTGTTCGCATTCAATATACAGTTCACCATTATCTTGCCATAAAGTATGTGTTTCGTGAACGTATATGTGTTTTTTTTCTTCCATAATTAAAATTGTAATATTATAAATGCCCCTAAACTTAAGTCAATAACTTGAGTGTTTTCTTGTATTGTTTCAATATCTGGGTAATCGTCTTTATCGTAGACACCCCAAAACTCCTCAATGCTGTCATACTCAGCCCACTCGCAGCAAATTGCTATTGGGTCAAACTCTGTTTCTGTTTCTGACGCTTCATCAATTTCTTCAAAGAAATCAAATAAACATTGTAAGCCGTGATTACTAAAATTATTAGGTCTAATTTTTTGAAATCTATTTATAAATTCTGATTGTGTTAGTGTGATTTTCATAATGTTTGTTTTTAAGTTTGTTAGAACAAATATAATATATTATATTATAAATAAAAAACTTTTTTAAACTTTTTTTTAAAAAAAATTATTCTACCTCTTAAAATAAATGTGTTATTCTGGCAACTTGACCGTTGTTTTTAGAAAAAATAAACCCTTCAATTGCTTGATTATTAGATGAAGTATAACCCATTTTATGATGCCAAGAATCTGCTGGTGATGGACTTCTTAAACTTTCTAAACTGCAACCAATTAAATCTTTACTAACCTTGTGATGTACGTGATGTGCAAACATATATCTGTATTTAGTTTCACTCCATTCTTTACATTCATCAGCCATTAATAAAGGCAGTAGATCCCATTTAGCACCATCTCCGTGAGTAGAACCAATTAAGTTATTATAATAAGTATAATACTTTCTATGCTGTAAACTAATATCAAAAGTTATATTCTTACTATTTCTAAAATAAGTTGCTATTGTATCAGCCAAGCAAAAACCAGTTAAATAATCGTGGTTACTACTATTATAAACAACGTGTAAATCTGGATAAAAAGAAACTAATGTTTCAATGATATTAATATATAATCTTTTTGCAATATGAAAATGCTCGAAAAACATTCCATCCGTATCTTGTACAGTTCCTTTTGTAGTTTTATTACCACTTGGTGTGTCAATATGCATTACATCGTTACCTAT